TTTTGCAATATCAGCTCCTAAGTTTTGTATAAACTGCATTAAATGTACTTCAGTATCTAAAGCCTGTCCAGGAGTCATACCTGTTAACCCTAAATTACTAAACATAGTTTTCCAAGTACCTTGGTCAAATGTTTTTAGTATATGATCATATCTTGTAGCGCCAAATCTTTCCATAGCAATACCTGGCAGCCAAGATTTATAGTGCATCATAAACCTCATAAGAAAGTTATTATTATATAATGCAACATCTTCATCATTCATAGTACCTTTTACTTTATCACTGATACGTCTTGAAATATTACGAATTGATCTTTCTTGTTTTCTATCTAAGTTAAAATTAACAGTATAACGATCAACAGCTGCGTCAGAAATATTTGTAACTCCAAGCCCTTTCCAGTTAGAATTTTCTTTATATTCCATTAAATCCATTACAGATTTTGATCCTTCGGGTAAATTCTTTAATAGTTTTATTTCTCCTGTTTCTTGATCTAGTCCCCAATCTAAAGCCATAGCATATAAAACTACAGCGTCTATTCCCTGATCCGCAGTAGATAAAAAAGCAAACCATTTATCATTAGTCATATGTCTTACTCTTTTATCTGCAGATAGTTTATCTGCTCTATTTCTTGTATCACTTCTATTGTAAATTTCAAAATGTTCGGCTAAAGCTCTCATTTTAGGGTCTGCTTTCATTAAAGCAGCTTGCGCCTGTCTTAGGTTCTTTCTACTTATAAAACTACTTTTTGAAGCCTGCTGTTCTAAAGAAAACATACCGGCCATAAATGCTCCAGCCGCTACAGGAACCTTTAGACCTAACGCCATCATAGAGTGATATTGTTTAGCAGCTAAGGTAGTCTTAACCATACTTAGCTTTTTATTCATTACTTTAATACTTCTATCTTTAACATCTAAAGCATTACCATAAAAATACTGATCTACAAAACCGGTAAATATTTTAGAATTACCTTGACTTGTAAATGTCTTTTTTAATGTTCCAGATAACGTTTTAGTTACTTCTCCCATTCCATCTGTATCAATTTGATGGATTTCATTTTGTTGTAATAAAGTCTCCATTGCTAATACTTCAGGCAATACTTCCATTTTCATTTGATAATCTATAGCTGCATCATATAATAATAATAAACCTTTACCTAAATCTTTACTTTTTAATCTAGGATCTCTATTACCATTTTGATCTGTAATAGGTCTAATATAAAGTCTTGGTATTTCTCTTATTAATTCTTGAGTATTTATATCTCTCATACCGTTTGTTTGCAGATCGTGCTCTCTAATTTGAAGGTTATCTAAAACCATATCCCAGGCTTGACCGCTGCCTCCATCAATTTGAGCTTCCATAACTGATTTTTGTATTTCTGCAATAAAACCAGGCCCTAAATTTTTTCCAAATTTATCTTCAATTTCTCTAACCTTTTGTGTATAATACTCATAAAAGTTTCTTAAAGGTTCTATATTTTGTATTTCTTTAAATTCTTGTGAGATACGATCTTCATTAAATCTCAAGAAATATTTACCACCCTGTAATAAAGAAGCGGTTGAATAATAATTTTTTACATCGTACATTTTATCCCAAGCTAGAATTTCTCTTTGTATAGCATTTGTATTAGTACCATGTTGTTTTCTTAGAAATTTTAATTTACCGTCTCTATACTTTTTAAAGTTTTTATTATAACTTTCTTCATCTAAGTATGTATTCTTTTTAAACCACTTCGAGTCTGAATTTTTTCTAGCTTGATCTAATTCTGCATAAAAATCAGCATCATATTTAGGTATAAAATTACCAGTTTCTGTATTTATTAATTTATCAAAAGCGTTTATACTATTACTACCATACCATCTCATAACAGCATTTTGTAGTTCTTGTATTTCTGCTGCAACAGCTTTACTTTCTTTACGTCTTTTATATTCTAAATCATCTACAATTTCCCATAAATTACGTAACATTGGATTATTTTGTTTAGATAAATTAACAAAGTTACCAGTCATATAATCTAAATCTGTATTAAAAGATTCTGTTCCTTTAACACCACGTTCAAGAGCATTATCTCTTACTCTTATTTTCATTTTATCTGCTAAGGTATTTTTAACAATAGATATAATACCTGCAACTTCTTTAATTAGTGCTATTGTTTCTTTATGTTTTTCTGGATCATATTGAGGGCTTTTTGGATCTAACAAATCTTTTAAATACTCATTTTGACCTAACATACTTTGATAGAATAATAAATCAGTATTTAAATCGATCATTTCATCTAAAGACATCCATAAAGGATTAACTTCTCCTTCTTTTATAAACTGTTGATCCGCCTCTATTCTTTCTTCAACTCCTTCTAAATCTTTTTGTAAAGATTTTATTACATATCCTAAATCTTGATCTAATTGTAATTTTCTTATTTGTCTTCCAATACTTTTTCTTTTTGCAAGCGCTTGTTCAAAAGTTTCTCCGGCTTGATATTTTTTATCTCTTATCCTTTTATCTATTTCTTGGTATCTACCTGTAAGTTTTTCAATACTTTCATTAATTCTTGCATAGTCAGTCATTTCTTCTGCTACAGGTAATTGTCTTAAGTATTCACTGTGAGTTTTACCATTTCTATTAAGGCCCATTTGTAAACTAACTATTTGTCTACGTATAACTCTGTCAAATTCATCTACTTTTTCTGTTTTATGTCTTGCATAAATAGGGACAATTCTAGATTTATTAACTTTATTAACACCATAATCATTTAATAATGTTTGTTTATAATATCCTATTTGCATGTTATATGAGTCCATTTTAGCATCAAACAGATCATCCACTATAGTATATCCGCCACGTCTATATTGAACAGTTCCTTGAGGAACTCCTGATATAAATTTAAAATCATAAATATCTGCAGAGTTATCACTATATAAAGCCATAACATCCATAGTTCCGGCTATATCTTTTTCTTTATTATGCACAATCTGCTCAGTAAGAATTGTTACTTTGCCTTTAGGATCTATATTTTTTTGATAGTCTTTTATCTGTTTAACTAAAGATTTTATATTAACATCTAGAATTTCAAATTGAGCAGAAGTAAATAAATTAGCTGCTCTTTTTTTAATTTCATTTTTAACACCAACACCATTAGCATAATGTTGTACAAGCTCTTCCATAATAGCATGCCCTTCTTGTCCCATACTTTGACGCATTTTATTATTTGCGTCTTTTCTTGCCTGTGCTCCTTTAGTTATAGGAAGTTTACCTTGTTTATATTTTTTATAGAACATTTTTCTAACTAAATCAGAAGGACGGCCTTTTATAACTACTCCCGCATATTGAGTTCCAGGTTTTCCTATATACCTATCATATTTACTACTTCCAGGTTCTACAAGCCAAGGTTCTGTATCAGCCCTTTCTCCTAATTCCTGTTGTTCTATTACAAAGGATTCTTGAGTTTCTTTTAATTTTTCTAATGTTGTTTGAGCTGGTTCTACTGCTTTCTTTTCACTTTCTTCTTGATAAAAGGTCCCTGTTAGTTCATCTAAGTTTTCTACTTTTGCAAAATCACTAACTTTTTCATTTAACATTATATATGCAGCACGGCTATAAGGATCAGCTACAACTCTGCTAAATATCTTTTTAATAAAATTCATTATTTTATCAAACCAGCTATCTACACGTTTTATTTTTTGCGGAGTTTCTGTCCCTACTAATTGATTTAAAATATGTTTAGCAATTAATTTACCAACAGCCTCTTTTCTCAACATATTTTCATCTCCTTGGTATTGTTCTTGATAGAATTCACTGTTTAGAACATCTTGATAAACTTGATAGTTTTCAACGTTTCTCATTAAAGAATCAAATAAAGGACTATTTGAAGATTGTAATAATTCTACAAAAAAATGGGCTGCTTCTTCAGGTAATGTATCAATACCGGTTTTATTTAAAACTACATCAACTACTTTATTTAGCATATCTGCTTTAGCCGTGGCATCTAATAGTTTTCCTTCTTTATTTTTTATATTGTCAACAACTCTTATATCAACACCTATTGATTGGAAAAACGTTTCCATCGCTGCATTTACTTCATCAAGTGATTGTCCAACTTCTTCTGCATTTTCTTGGAAATTTTGTTGCCAAGGATTATACATCCTACCATTTTTTGTAAAAAACCATTTTCCACTTTTTGCTTGCCTAACACCTAATCCAAATCTGCTAGCATCTTTTTTCATTAGATGATCTGGAACTTGTCTGCTTTCAGTAAATCCTGAAGTATTAACATTCCATTTTTTAGCTAAGTTTTTTATATCATCTGATTGGTAATAAGTTTCTTCTGGTTGAGTTTCAAATTCAAATAAAGTACCTATTAGAGGTTCATTGTTTTCATCTACAGCCTGAGAATCTGCAAAAAATCTTTTGAATGTTGGAGTATATACAGTAGACCATCTTCTTAATGCAGCTTCTGGATCTAATCCTATACTTACTAAATCTTGATATAGTATAGAGTCTTTACCGTTTTCTGCTAAAACAGTTTCAATTTCTCCTTTAATATTTCTTTTTACTGAACAAGCCATTATTTTTTTCCTGGTTTACAATTATCTTTATCCTCTAATATTCTATTTTTTTCACTTTCTATATTATTTTTATATACATTTTCAACTGCCTGATTACCTTGATCGGATTGTAAAGATACTGATTTTTTATCTATTTTTGAAATATTAGAAGCAAGGATAGAAGGCGTATTTATTTCTTGTAAATACATACCATTTCCTTTTTTAGGTATTTGTATATACAACGAAGAACCTTGAGAGTTTAAAAGATCTTCAGACTTCATAAATAATTTTGTATCATAAATATTTTTTGTAATATTTCCTATAGTTTCTGTTCCTGTTATTTCAGATACAGCAATATAATCAGTGCCCGCTCTATTAGTTGTTAATTCTTTATTAGCTCCTTTATAGCTTAATCTTGGAACAATTTTAGAATCATTCCATGAGTTTTGATGGAATTCATGCCAAGCATTGTTCATATTTAAATTTGTAATAGGATTAGCATCAAAATAAGGTCCAATAATATTTAATACCTCTGTACTTGGTAGTACTTGGAAAAACGCTATAGGTGAATAATTAAATCCTGATTGTAATAAACTAAACTCTACAAGATCTTTAGCTAATTTAGGATTTATTTCTTTTAACTCATAGTATGCATCAGATAATAAATCAATATCATAAGATTGTAATTTTTTATTAAATAGTTTTAAACTATCTATAGTAAAATTAGGATCTTTAGCGTCCTTTGTAGTTTGTAGTATAGGATACAATTCTTTAATTAAAAGATTATCTGATAAATTTAAACTTCTTTGAGCTCTAGCAACTTGATTAGGTAAACTATTATCTCCTTGGAATAATGCAGATATTTTTTCATTTAATTTTACATCATTTATTGGAGTAGTTTGAGCTATTACAGATGATAAAAAACTATCAAACTTTTCCATTATATAAATAGCTTGTTCTTGCGGTATAAATAATTTAGGATTAGTAAGTTCATACATTTTTTGATCCATAAATCTACGAATATGGTCATATTTATGTTTTATATCTATATCGCTAAACATTTTAGGCGCCTCATCAAAAGCCATTTTTAAAGCTTTCATCATTTGAAACTTTTGATTATTGTCATATATTAAATTATCAATATTTTCAATCATATCATTTTCATAAACTCGTTTTAAAGAAGCTTGAGTATGTTTTACAGACATTGAATTTCTTAATCTAGAAGTATCAAATTTAGTTCCTTCTTGTAATAATAATAATTCTTTTGAATAACCTTCATATCTAATAAAATCATCTAATATTCTAGACTGAATACCTCTTTCCATTGGATTTAAATCTTCTAAGTTTTTACCTATCATATTTCTTAAAAGATCTTCTGAAAATTCTGTATCACTAGGTTTTCCATACATTCTTTTTAAATCATTTATAATTGCTGTTTGAGATTTATACGCTTTAGTTTTAGAATATTGTAATGAAAATCCTGAAGTAGTTTCTTTAAGTTTTACATAGTCATCAATTATAGGTTGAGACATAAAATATAAAACAGACTCTAAAGGAACTCCAGATCTTATTAATAACATATGTATAGGAGCATAATCAAATCCAGCATTTATATCAAATACAAAGTCTTCTTTAGTTACATCTACATATCCTGTTACATATTGACCTATTACAGAACTTATTGATCTTCTATTAGCTATATCATTAACATTAGATAAAGATAAAAATTGTGAATTTTGAAAATTAATATCTACTTTATCTGGATTCCAAGCTATTCCTGCTCTTTGCGCTTTAGAATGTTGTGTAGCACTAGTTGCTACAACACCAACACCTCCTAACCCGGACCACATCCTATAAGATTGATTAACTAAATTTCCAAGAGATAAAATGTCATTAAATTCTTTTGATTTAGTTTTTATTTTACCCCTTTGATTTCTTAGTTGTGAAATTTCATTTGCTATTCCAGATAAATCATAAGCACCAACAGGCGTAATCAATTGATCAAAGTTTAATGGATGTTTTAATACATTTCTCATTATATCTTGATAACGATTTTGTAAAGCTTTTTTAGTATTTTGTTCTTCAATAGAAAGTTTACTAAACTCTGAAAGACTCATATCTTCATATGTGCTCGGTTCTTGTTCTTTCATTATTGATAATCTTTCTTCAGCTGTAGAATTTTCTTCAGTTAAATATGGTACTTTATTTAATGCCTGTGTGTCATCATTAAATACATAATTAGGATAGTACATTATTAATTTATCAATATCATAATCGGATCCAGCTTTTCCAACAATTTCTGATGGAACTATCACTACAGAGCCCATTGAAGGAGGCAGATACCCTGCAATTTCTATAAAATCTATAGAGTTTAATCCTTCAGTAGGTATACGGAATCCTATTAATTCTAATAATTTTTTATCTAATAAAGGATCATTTACATTTATATTTTCCCCTTGTATCTCTTTAAACCTGTGAGGTACATAAACTTGCATTGCTAGAGTACCATCTTTATTTGGTCTATAAAACTTTAAAGGTTTTAAATTTGTACCTTGTAGATCAATTCCTAATTCCTTAGCTTTAGCAAAATCATTTTGTTTTAAAGCTTTCATAGTCTCCATTCCTGTATTAGCTTGAAGAGTCATCATATCTCCAGGCATTTTTCTTTTTATTACAGAATTAGTAACTAATGCATATAAAATAGTTTCTATTTTATTCTTTTCAAATAATTTATTAATAAACTTACTATCTTGTTTAAATAATAATTCAATTCCACGTTTAGTGTGTAATGGTAAATCACGTTTATTTAATTCGTTTAAAACAACTTCAGAAAAAGCTTTTGCAGAATTGTTTTTAAGTTTATATCCTTCTGCTGTTTTTTCTAATCCTAATTCCTTAGCAAGATTTGTAAGATCTCTTTCGATCATTACACTGTTTAATTTTTGGAATTCATTAATCTCACTTTCTAATGGAGTGTCTTTATATTTATCATTTAATTGTCCATTATCAAATATATTTAAAGAAATTAAAACATTAGATTGTGTACCAATTGGTACTTCGTATTTAGCTTTAGGCGCTATATCTAATTGTATACCAACAGAAGAAAAGTCTAATTCTTGCAAAGCTAATGGCTCATTGTTTTCATCTAAAGACATAGGCTTATAATCATTAAAGTCTCCTCTTTTTTCATAGAAAGGATCAAATCCTTGTGAGTTTTCCATAACAGCCCCAACTTTAACAGCTGAATCAAATACCATATAATCTACATTATTTGTAGTCATATCATCATGTATTTTTTGATATGTATCACCTGGCATTATTTGTGGTATTAATGGAAATAATGCATATTTATGGAATGTTTTTAATTCTATATTATCTACTGTAAAGTTAGAAAATGCTTGTGGTTTTAGTGGAGGGAATGCAGCAAAGTCTTCCGCTGAAAGCTCTTCATTATTAAGTACTTTTAAATATGCTTTTTCTTGTTTATCAGCCCATTGGCCTGTTCTAAACAATAAACTTCTATATGTATCTAAATGTATAAAACCTCCACCATCAAACTCTTCCATGTTTGTATATACATTTTGGATAAGTGGTACTAAACTAGGATTTAAAATAGATAGTACATCTACATAATCATCTAAATATTGAGCATCAACATTAATACCTTTTCTAGTAACAGTTCTTATTTTATCAGAGTGCTCTTTAGTTAACATTAAATTAGGCATATTTTCATTCATCCAACTTAATATATTTCTATTATTAGTTGGATACTTTTTAGTACCTACAATACCAGAAGATCTTTTAAATATATCATCCTTATAAAGAGCAAGGTCTCCAAATAAAACTTTAGATTGTTCTATTATACCTGTTGTATGCTCAATTGCTAATTGCTCTGCTAGCTTATTAAATGTTTTTATAGACATAGTTCCTTCACTAGAAACATCTTGTCCTTTCTTTAGTTTAGATAGAACTCCTAAATCAATTCCTACATTTATAAAATTATTTTTACCTTGTCTAACTACATTTAAATTTATAAGATCTGATTTAATACCTTCTATAATAGAACTTAGCATTTCTCTTAATTCATTTTGAACTTCTTTAGATTGAATAATTTCTAAAATCTCATTATCTTCTAAAGGTCTTCTAAGCTTTTGTTCAGGTATAGATTTAAAATTTTTAAAATATCTTAATCTTCCACCTTGATCTTTATAGTTTTTAATTCTATGTAGTTTACTACTTTTTGTAGTATTAAAAAGATTAGCAGTTTTTATTTCATCAAATAAGTATCCTTGCATTCTAAGAATCATTCCATCAAAAGGAATATTTAAAGAAGGTTCTTCTATTTTAATTCCATATGGAGTCTTTTTATCTGAAGTTGCAATAATAGGTACAATACCTTCTTTTAAAATAGAGTTAATAT